TCTAGCCATATCTTCGTATTCAGCAATTCCGCCACCTTTGGCATCACCAAATAATCTTGCAGCTAGTTTATTTTCTGCTTGAATAATTCCTTGAGTAATCCAGTTACCAGCAGTGTTTCTTACGTGAGTTAATGGATTAGATAAAATCGCATTAATAAAAACTTCTGATACTGCTTCAGATATTCTGCTGTTAATTGATCCAGCATTTTGAGTAAATTGTAATCTTTGTTTTGTTGTACTTGTCTTAAGATACATCTGAGCCATCATCTTGATGTTATCTTCACCACCAATCTCAATTAATAACTCTTGTCTATTCAATTCATCTAATCTTGCATTAGTGAATTTTTTAGTTCTTGTTGGTATTGAAAACTGTTGCAAGGCTCTTGCTGTTTCAGTTTGTACACCTTTTAAAATCTTTGTTAGTTCAGATGTTAAAGCAAAATGTTGTCTGTACTTTAATATATCATCAGAGCTTCCAGCTACTGCTTTAGCAGCAAGTTCATCTAATTTAGAATAAGAAGCTTCTACTAATTCTCTTGTAGCTAATATGTATTCAGCATTTAATGTGTCACCTTTTTTTAAGTTCAGTAACGTAGCTGATAATTTTGTTTGGTCTTTTTGTAATAGATCCGCTAAAGCTTGCGTTTGCTTATTAGATTGTTCACCTCTTTTTCTTGAGCTGAAATCTTTTTTATAAGTTTCTGCAACTTCATCTATGTATTTAATAATATCGTCTTTAGACTGCATATTATTAATATTAAAATCGTTTAGTTTAGCTGGTGTTATTTTACCTCCAGCTTTTACTTTAAATAAAACTTTGTCTGCCTGTTCATCAGGAAAAGGCGTTTTTACTTTTGTCTTAACCGTAGCTGTTAATTCACCATCTACAGTTTCATAGTTTTTACCATCAATAAGAACTTTTTCTTTTTTAGCTTTATCGCCTTTTAAAAGTTTATCTCTTCTTATTTTAGGTCCAGCAATCTTCTCATCAATAATTTTCTGAGCGCCTTCTAATAATTGCTTACCTTCTGCTTCAGTAAATTTCTTACTGATAGTTCTAATGTTTACCATGTTTTAATTTTTCTGTTTTGAAAAAAACAAATATCTGAGGATAGTGTTTTCTTACTCTTTTTTTGTTGTTTCTGAAATAATATTGTTTTGGATATTGTCTTGGACTTTATTTACAGTTTCAGCTGTAGCTGTAGCTCCACCAACTGCAATAGCATTTTGTTGCCAGTTAGAATTTTTAATACCTTTTAATACTGGACCTAACTTATCGAAAGCAAAACCTAAAGATGAACCTTCTATAGCAAGTAAAGCATTATTAACCATGTCATCTGCTCCTGTGCCTTCTTCTATATTTGTATATCTCTTTAAACTTTTTACAGCGTCAGTATCTACAAGCATACTCATTTCTTTATCGAAAGCCAAAGATTGACCCACACCAAAAGCTAAAGGCAAAGCGAATTGTTTTGGTAATCCTAAAGATTTAAATTTTTTATAAGCTGGAACTATGTAAGCAGCATCTTGTCCAACGATTGCAATCATCTTTGAAACTAATGGACTATCTTTATCAAGCTCATCTAAGCTCTTCATTTGCTTATCTATTTTATCTTTAACAAATTCGTATGAGCTATCAGGATTAACACCTATTAAGTTTGTAGCGCTATTAACAAATCCAAATCCATTCATTGTTCCTCGAGTTACACTTAACAACATGTCTTTAGGCATAGACTTAACAAAATCAAAAACATCTTCAACTAATGTAGTTTTTTCAGCTTCATCTATTTTACCTAACTGAACTTCACCAGCATTAGGATCAGGATCTTCACCGTCTAATAAAGCAGTATCAATCTTGTTGTCTTTTAATAGCTTGTACTCTTGGCTACTAATTAGCTCTTCATCGGTTTTAAGACCTAAATATAAATCTAGTATATCAGCCATTATTTAGTGTCCTCATCCATTGTAGATTTATTTGTTGTATTAGCACCTAGATCTTTTCTGACTTGATAAACGTCAAATATAAAATCTAATCTTTTAATGTTTTCTCTATAATCATTTACATTTCGAGATCTTTTAAATTCATCAACAACTTTCTGATAAAGATTTGTTTTTGTACTTATTGGATCGTTTTGTATCTTTATTTCCAAATCGCTAGTATCAATCTTTACATTTAATGGTAAATCAAGATCCTTAAGTTTTGGAAGTTTTTTAGTGTCAGTAAAATTATTAATAGATTTTAGATAAGCATTCTCAGGTGAAAAACCGTTATTAATATATCTATTAAAATCACCTACAGCTTGCATACTTAATTTTTTTTTATCAGCTGCGCTACCAGTGTTATTGAAATTAAACATGACGTTACTTACATTGCCAACATTTAGTTTTAATAATTCTTGGTATTTTTTATAATCTTGTAAACCAACAATATCTTTACCGTATTTATCTAACAATCCTTTCATGACAAGTGTTTCCTCAGGATTTAATCCTTCAATAAGAACTCTGTCAGAATGAATTGATCTTTTAATTTGATCTACATCTTCAGCTGTAGCTGCGTAAGCTAACTGAGCATTGATTTGCTCAAGCATTTCTTCATTAGAAGCAGCTTTAGGATTTGCATAATACTTAATTAAAGCATTATACATTACAGTATTTATTTGTCCGTCTTGTAATGTGTCGTAGATTTGATCTAAAGAATATTCTTTTTTAGTAGCATCGCTTTTAGATAAATTAATACTTTCAAGAATTGCTGTAAAATTATTTAATTGTTGTTCAACTTGAATTATTTCTTGTTTTTTAATTTCATTATCTAAATTAAGTTCAGCACTTAATGTTTTGTTTCTAGCTTTATCTAAATACTTTTTAGATCCTAACTCACCATATACTTCTACAATTTGTTTTCTTGTTTCATTATCTGTAAGATCTATGTCGTTATTATTTATTTTATTAATTAATATAGATGATTGTAATAATTTATCTTTTTCTTTTTTTAGTTTTCTAAAATTATCTATACCGTAAAAATTTTCTTCCTCAGGATTTTGAAAAAAACTATCATATTTCTTTAATGCTATGAAACTTGTTGTTTTATCTTTGCTTGCAATATCACTAATTAGACTATTAAGATTTTGATCTTTGTTATCTTTAGATTTAGTAACTGAATTTGCAATTAACTGATTTGATAATTTTAAACCTAAATCTAATCTTTTATCTCTAACGTATTTATCTACACCTTTTTTAACTTCTTTATTAGAAGCTTCATACTTAAGACCCATAAGATCATTACTAAATAAATTTACATTATCTATATTAGTGCCTTTAGAATATTTAGAATAGCTTTGCGATATTTTAGAATTTAAACCTGTAATAATATCTGTAGCTTCGTTTTCGTTTTCTTCACGTCTTTGATCTTTTCTAATATCATCAACGACTTTACCAATCTCACCTAAGCCTTTACCTAATTGTGTAGCTAGCGATACAGGAATTAATCCTCCTTGAGCTTGATCGCCTGGTTGTCTAACTTTAGATTGTACTTGATAAATTTTTAAAACTGCCATTAGCCTAATAAACTTCCTGAGCTTTGATAGTTACCAAACATTTTACCAGCAGCTTTTGCAAACTCTGCGGATCTTGTTAAGTCACCTTTAAATCTTTCAGCAGTTCCTCTGCTTTCAGTTAAGATAGATCTATTGAAACTATCTATTAAATTCATTTCTGCGTTATAATCTTGAATAGCAACATCTGTAGCTTGGTTAACTTTAAATTCTAAACCAGCTAAATAAGGTGATGTACCAGCTCTAAATTCTGCTCCTGAGTTTAAAGCACTAACTAAGAAAGTTGAGTATTGAGATTTTTGGTTTTTTAAAAATATAGGTTTAGTTACTTTTTCATAAGTAGCTTTAGCTATTTCACCTTGACGTTTTTGGTAAGCTGCTTGCGCACTATAAACACTTTGATTGTACTTACCTATTTGTGAAGCTGCTTGTCCAGCTACTATGTTACCTATAAAACTCATAAATATATTTTTGCCATTCTGTAATAATCTGAACCATCAGGTCCATATTTTTTCATTAATCCTTCATCTTGCAATCCTAAGAACTTTGCAAAACGATAACCTTCTTTAAAACCAGCTTTTACTGATGTTTGTAATCGTCTAATATTATTGTTTAGACATAAGAGATCTGTTCTCTTTTTAATTAATCTCGTAGCTTTGAATTTGATTTGAAATATTCTTTTGCCGCCAATAATCCAACCTTCGCATACTCCACTCCATAACGGAATAATGCCACCACAAACAATAGGATGACCATCACCCAATAAAGTAAATGACATGCCAGGTCGAGAATGATCGAGCCGTAGTTCTTCATAGCTTGCATCAATTTTAAGTAATTCATAATTTAAACCTTCTTTAACAATTTGATCGCCATGTTCCTGACGGTATGGAACAATTAAATAATTATCCGTCACTGGTTACAACTGTTGGATAAATCGCCAGTACCGATAATGGTAAAGGCTGATCTTGTTTTATAAAAATAAATCCATCCGTATTGTAATCGTCTCTAAATTCTATTTCTTTATCACCAGCTATTAATGTTGAAACTGGAGTGTCCATTGGATCTGATGAAGTTCTAAATGGAACTGTTTCTAAATTCGTTAAGCTTGGTCCTACCTTTGCACCAACTGTTTCAAATAATCTTAATGTAACTTTACTAATTCTTTTTGTTTTTCCTTGAGACGTTCCTTCTGCAGCTCCACCTTCTATTCTCATAGTTTGTAGAACACTATCATAAGCTAAACCCACAACTGCTTTCTTAGTAGATCTATCTAAAGCGATCGCACCACTCGACACAATCTTATTTGCATGAGTTGCACCATCCGCTAGGACAGAAACAGTTTGACCTTCTAAGTGACTTAAGCCTGATAGCGATGTTGTTGCTGACCCATCGTAAGTAAGATGACTGTCCACAAACTTAAAATCAGTTGCTGTTGTCTCATCAAAATCAAATTCAGAGAAACACTCAACATATCTTTTAGTTGCGCCATTAACAGTTCTTCTTACGATAACCCATAATTCATCTTCAGTTAAAATTCCTGAAATAGAAGCAACACTTTCACATATCGATGCTGTTTCGTTTTGTGCTGTTAATCTTACTGTATCACCTGACACACACGTTAGAAAACCTGTGGCTTGAGGTGCTGTCTCTCTTATTATAATTACGTTTGCAGCTGGATTAGCTACAGTAAAATCTGCGTGAGCATTAACTGCAGTAAAAATATTATCAGCTGTTGTGTTGTTATTTGTATTAGGTCTAAAACCTAATGAGCTTGATGGTGAAGATCCTCCAGCAGCTTCACTTGTAAATGTAACAGACGTACCATCTGACTTAGTAAATGTTAATTTTGTACCAGTAGCAATATTAGCGAAGTCTGTAACTGTAATAGTACAATCTTGACTTTTACCACCGAAGATATGTTTGTGCCAGGCAGTAACATTTTCAGATCTCTGATAAGTTAATCCTGATAAAACTCCATCTTCTCTTACGCACCAAAGAATACTGTCAGGCTCTTGCTGATAAGCCATTTCATTTATTCCTGTTTTAGTTACGATGTCATTTAAAATTGTTAAATCTGCAGCTACATAACCATCTACGTCAAAGTTGTAAGTTAGTTCTCTAATTTTTCTTTTAGCTTTTTGTAAAAATAGTATTGCGTTACCAGCTGGTTGCGCATCAACATTAGCTGACCCATAAGAACTTTGTTTTTTAATGGTAACATTTGTCGGTGTAACGGCAGCATCTGTTCCATCAGCTGAAACTGTAAATTCACCACCAGTTGTTCCAACAATTAAAGTTCTTGTTGCTTTTAAATATCTTATGGCATTAACCTGATTTGATGCGATTGTATAAATCATAGCATCGTCAGCATCAGTACCAGCAGTCATATTTTCGTAATCACCTGACTTTGAAAAATATAAAGTTTGCGGCTCAGCTATAGTTCCAGCAAAAACTAATCTTTGTTCAAAAAACGAAACACTAGAAGGATGACCTGTTGTATCTGAGAAAGCTCCTAGCTTCCAATCTGTCTTAGCATCAGTATTAGCAAAAGCTTTTGTAATTGTACAAACAACTACTGTTGTATTAGTACGAGCTGTAATTTTTGCTAAACCACTATTAAAAGATATTACTCTACCAACATCTGTAGTTAAAAATCCTGATCCACCATTAATTCCTGTAAGTGCAGAAGCAGTAATATTAACGCCTGTACCTGTCGAAGCAGATGCTGGAGTTAAAGTTGTTGTCGTATCGTTAGGTTCTAAATAAGGACCATCTGTAAAATCAACTGCAGCTAATGTCCAATTAGTATGTCCAGTTCTCGAAAGCTTCATCGTTTCATGATTTGGATGAACGATGTACATTACGTCAGCAGATTGTGAAAATTTAATATCAAAAAGTTCAGCTGTTAAATATGGTGAGGATATTTCATAAGGTGATCCACTATCTAATATCTGACCTTTATCTTTAAAAAATCTAATATAAGTATTTCCAAATTCTAAAATATAAGTTTGAGTTGTTGAAAATTCAAAAGGTATTAATCTTGTTTTAGCAGCGCTTGATTTAACTTCTGCAATAAATTGTGTACCTACTCTTCTTGAAGCAGCTCCTTGAGGATGTACTAAAAAGTTTTCTAATTTTTTACAACCAGTTCCGTATTTGGTAAAATCTGTTCTGCCATCAAGCTTGGCTCCTAGTTCGCCTGATACAAAAGAAGTTAAAGCAAGTGTTGTTCTTGGCATAATTTTTTATAAATTTCTTGTTGTGTTAAACCTTGTTCATCTTTTTTACATTTGGTTCTAGGATCAATTTCACCTACATTAATAACTTCTACTAAAGCATATCGATAAACTTTTGTGTCATCATCACCCCATTGAAAATGTAATAAAACTCTTGGCTCTCTATATTTTTTTATTAAACCAGGATCAAAAGAAGTTGCGGTCATTATAACCTCGCATCTGTAAATTCATTACTCTCAACCGTACCTAAACTATTTTCTGTTGCATCAACAAATCTAGCTTCTCTTAATCTTTCGTCAGCTGTTACCTGGTAATTCTTAGCTAGTGTTGCATTGTTTGTAATAGCATAAGCTATGTCCGCTGCTAAAGCTGAAGCAATACTTTCTTGTAAATAGGTATCGTATTCGTTTGGATCTGTAATTAAAGCTATGTAAACTAAAAAAACAGTTCCTTGATTTGTTTTAATTTTTCTACCTTCAACAACATAATCTATATCACTGGCAATACTATCTGTAGTTCCGTTATGAACTTTTAAAACTCTTAAGCAATCACTTGGTAAAGTATATTGTTTAGAATACTCTACTACTGGATCTGCGCTATCAGCTGCTAACTGAACTCTTTTAGTTAAACAGTTCCAAGCGTGTGATCTAAAAATTCTATTTCTAATAGGCTCATACCTTTGGTTACATAACCTAGCATTCTTACTATCATCTGTTAATTGTGTGATTGTAGATGCGCCTAATAAGTTTAAACCTGAGTTACAAATATCAACTACTGATGCCATTATTTTCCTTGCAATTAAATGTTATTAAAAGTTTTTGTTCCATAACTTTTTGTGGTCCTAAAGTCATAATTGTACTGTAAGCTCTAATATATCCATCGCTTAAACAGTCGTAATAATTTGGATATTCTATAGGTAAAGTTTTTTGATCAATAAGTTTTGATCCTGTTTCACCCATACTAAACATATATAAAATTAAAAAATATTTCATGATTGGTAAGCCAGGCGGCTTTGATACCGCCTAGCCTAATTGTAGATAAATCTACTTCCTAGTTAACAACATATGAAATGTTCCATGACATAGTTCCAGCAGTCTGACCATCAGCAGCCATTGTAGCCGCTATGTAGTAGTGTCCGCCTGGATCTGTAGTGTCACCAGCAAGTTCATACATTTTTTTGCTAGCAGTATCGATGTTAGCAGCTTCAAAACGAACGTCTGCCATACCAGCAGCATCCGCTACTAGACTTGCAAAAACATCTTCGTCTTTAACTGTGCCACCTGATGTGTAGATACCAACATTGAATGTGCATGATCCACCTAATGTGTCTGAACCAATGAATAAACTTGGTACAGCTGCATTTGATGGGATCGGTGCTAACATAACAATATCGTTATCGTCACTGTCGCCACTAGCCAACTCAACAGTTCCATGTGCTGTTCTAAGAACACCATGTAGTTCTGCTGCGTTGTTTTTAACTTGAGGAGTAGCTTCAAAGTTAGCCACTAGATCTGTATTTTTAGTACCCATTTTTAGTTCCCCCCATTACGCTTCATGTGCTTGAATAGTAACAACTTTAGATTCTTCCATCCGAGTTGCGCCTATAGACATGCAGTTATATACTTGTGTTGCGTAGCCTTTGTTTGGCAGCTCATCAATTCTTGACATAAGATCTTGACCTAATGCAAGTTTCACACCATCCATAGCATATGCTAAGCATAATCTTTTAGATGAAGCGATTGATAGTCTGTTAGAGACTACGAAGTTAAAACCTAAGAACGTATTAATTTCACCGTTACTTAATGCTTTAACTGTATTAAAATCCGAAGATGTCACTTCAGTAGTTCCTAACAAATCAGAAATTTGTTTTGGTCCTACTACTATGTATCTCGGAATTGATGGATCTACGTTACCGCTATCTAAGATTTCTTTTGCGCTTCTTAGTTTTGCGATTGTTAATCCACCTGAGCCACTTTCAGTGATAGCTTGCGCACTTGGTAAAGCCGTAGCTGTTGAGCCAGTCTCACCTGTGTTTGCAGTGCCACTTATTGCAGCGATTACTTCATCATCCATTGCTCTACCTAATGCGAATGCAGCAGCTTGAGCGTAAGATGATGTTGGATCGATTAGAGTTCTGATCTTATCTTGATTGTCGATAATGTCAGCGTACTCATAATCTACCAAACTTACTCTTCTACGAGCGTGTGGAGTGTCGATCTGCGGAGTGTCAGCATGTCTGCTTGTTCTTTTAACCGCTGTAGCTGATCCTACTTGGTCGAAGAAAGCATTTTTGCCTACTACGCTCTCAACATCTACCGCACCTCTAAGAAGAGATCCTTTTTGTTGGCTAAGCATTGCAACATTGTTTGAATATTGCTCAACGAAAGCCGTTGTGATTTGATTAGACATTTCTAATCCTCCTCTTGGTTGATTGATTGTTGATTGATCGATTTGATTGACCGTCAATGACGGATCTAGTCTTTGCCTTTAAAGTCTGCAATTAGACTTTTTTCTTAGAAGGCTCTTTTGGAGTTATCTTCTTGGAAACTTTTTGAACCCATTCATAATAAGTTGTAGCTTTAGGAATTGGATTTGATCTATCTTTTTCAGATCCAAATTCAGTAGCTAATCTTAAACATTCAAGAGCTACTTCGGTATTAACCATTTAGCTGCTCTCGTAACTTCAAGACTTGTTCAACTGCTTTCTTATGATTAGGATGAGCTTTAGACCAGTATGGTGAACCATCTTCAGTAAGTTCAGAAATTTCTTTTTCTAACTCACTAGCAGTCATGTAACCAGTGCCATCGCCTTTTATAATTTCATCTTCAGATAATTTATCTGCAAGCATACTAAAAGCTTTTATGACATCAGGATTATCACCTAGTCTTGACCCATTCTTTAATATTGTTTGATTAAGAATATCAGATCCTAAAGTATCGATTGCAAGTTTCTTAGCTTGATCTAATCGTTTGCTATACTCAGGTCCAAAATCTTTTTTTAATAAAGCTTCTACTTCAACTTGCTTAGCTTCAGCTGCAACAAGTTTTGCTTGTTCGCTTTCACCATTCATTTCTTGATAGAACTTAATTAATCTTTCAGCTTGCTTTGGTAACAAACCTAATCGATGAGCTGTTTCATTAAAATTTTTTAGCTCTGTCTGGTCGATTTCACCTTCTTTAAAATCATATTTATAATCTTCAGGTGTTTTTGGTCTGCCTAACTTGTCAAAGACTTCTTGCCAATCATCATCCGTTGCCATTTTATTTGGTATAGCAACTTTATTAGCACCTACTAATCTTTGAGCTGATAAGTAAGACTTTACAAAATCTTCCATATTATTAAAATTTTGTAATGACTTTTCTTCTTGAAAGTCTTTAGGAATTAAATCTTTAAAATTTGTTTCCTGTTTTTCTTGTTGTACTTCTGCTTTAGGCTCGCTTTGAGTTAAAACAGTTTCTTTTACCGAAGGTGTTGCCTCAGGTTGTTGAGCAACATCCGTTGGTTGCTCAGATTGCTCTATTGGAGCAGTTGTCTGATTGTCCATATTTATCCTTATTGTTTTTGGTTTAGAATACTTTTTATAAAAACCAGGATGGATCTTTGTCCTTCAAAGAATGCTCCTTCGTGGCTATCACCTTTTACATGAGTAGTATTAAACTCATGACATCTCTTCTCGAGATCTTCTATTACTTTTTTACCTTGATCTGTACCAAAGCAAATTTTGTAATGTTCAAAAAGTTCTTTTAACTTCTTATTCTGTTGGTCCATTAATATTATTTATTTCTTTAACCATTGGAGCTGCGTCTTTAGCTATTTGAGCTTCTTGCATTGCTTGTTGCATTTTCATTTGTTCTTGTTGAGCTACAGCTTTTTGTTCTCGTAATTCTTGAACCTGTTTGTCAGATTTAATCATTCGAGCTGGTAATCCTAAAACATTTATAATTTGTTTTATTAATCCGTTTTCATCGATGTAATCTTGTACTGGAGCTAAAGGTGAGATCTGCGCAAAGAGTTCTAAACCTCTCATTAAATTTTGTAGCTCTTGTCCTTTTTGAGCTAGTGCCATTGGTGATACATATTCAATATCTACTTCTTGATTAGCAAGTACCTCAGGCGCTTCAGCAAATAATCCATTTCTTAACATAATATTAAATACTCTTAAGATCATTGGTTGTAGTAATTCAGATTGTAATCTTCCTAATACAGGACCAAGTATTCTCATCTTCTCTTCATTTCTTTGAAGAACTTCAGTAGCTGTCATATTTCTATTTTCAGTAATTAATAACTGATCAACATGAAATATTTTTGCAATAGCTGTACGTCTTTGATTTTCGTTAGCCAAACTTAAGCTAATGTTTGCTTGTATATTTAAAGGTTCAATTTTATCTCTTGATCCTGATCTATAATAATTTAAAGAACCTGGCGACATTCTGATTGGACTAATCATACTGTCATCAGGAACAAGTAAAGGTGGGTCAACTTGTTTAGCTGCCGCCTTTAAGCCATGTTCAACCATTTTATTTAAAACTTTAATATCAGGTAGAGCATTCATCGTTGGTGATCTGCCATAGATCTCTGTAGATGATTTTAAATATCTTGGAATGACATAAGGCATTTCTCTGAAACCACCAACAGATATGATATGTCCAGTGTGATCTTCCATGTAGATACTTTGAAAAGGCATATTAGACTTATCTTGTTTTCTCTCATTGTAAATTGTTCTTGGTCTTACAACGTGACAAAGGTCAACATCTTGTAAAGGATCTTTGTCGAATAATCTTTTTACGTCTCTACTTAAATTTTCTAATCCAAATTTATCTACAGCTGCATGAGCTGGCATTTTAAATTTTCTGTAAATAGTATCTACAAAACCTTTTTTATTTTCTTGGATATATAATTCTTTTATGTGTCTAGCAGAGAAACGTAGAACATCGTCTTGATCCTCTTCGATCATTAAACATGCTGTGCCAAAGCAAATTAAATCATGATAGCTTTCAAATATCTCTTGTTGAAAGTTAGATCTAGCAAAAGCTAAATACATTTTATCTAAAGCATTTTCTAACCATTCTCTTGCATCGTCATCTTCATTTAAAATATTTTCTTTAAAACGCATTGAAAACCATCTATTCGCAGATGATGTCAGCATGCCATGTAAAGAAGCTGCAAGTAATTCTAGTGCATGTATTGCAGTAGCATCAAACACTAAAGTATTTCTTTTATCACCTCTAGCTCTCTCTTTAGAAACTTCAGCTTTTCTTGTTAAAGCATAATCAGCACATTCTTGCCAATGACTTTCCCAAGTAGATCTTTGTTCCATTAATCTTGAAAGATTTGTTTTAAGTTCTGCTGATAGTTTTCTTAATTCTTGATCTTGCATTAACCGCCTAATAAAGTTTTTAATTGAATTTCTGCATCACTAGAAACACCTTTTGATGAAGTAAGAAGTGTAGCTTTTCTACCTCTTCTTTTTGACTTATCATAAACTGCTTCCACTGTTGTTGGTCCAGCTGGAGTTTTTACAGGTTTTGGTGCCATTGCTGCTTGTACCTGTGGTTTACTAATTATTTTTTGTATTGGTGAAAATCCACCCATGTTATCCTCCTAATAAAGTTTTTTTTGAAACTGACATATCTTCCTCGAAATCTTGAGGATTTAATTTTTTGTATCTTTTTTTTTCTGCTTCGCTAAGTTTTTGGTATTTTGTTGCAGTCTTTACATTTCTTAATTTGCCGCCTGTTTTTTCAACAAAAATTCTTCTAGCATCTGTTAATTCAGCAACAGCATCTTTTTCATATGTTGGTCCAAAACCTAAAGGACTAACGCCACTCACATAACTAGGATCAGGTCTTTTAAGCCTACGTTGCATTGTTCCAGTTGTTCCCATTATCCGCCTAGTAAAGTTTTCTTCTGAATGTTGTTATCAGCGACTTCGCCAATATCAGTATCAGTTAAGATTGTAGATCTACGACCTGTTCTGTTTCTATTTCTTTTTCTCATTTCTTCTGCTTCTTGAGCAGCTCTTGCACTGTCCTCTGCACTTGGTACATCTGCCACTGCTGGCATTTGTAATTGTGGAGGTGCTGGCATACTTGGCATTTTAAAGATTGAACTCATATTTATATTCCTTTTGCATATTTGCGACTGTTGTTGTTTTTTCTTTTTCTAAACCTACTGCTAATGTTCTAAAGCTATCGCAAGGATGGCTTGACCAATCGTGTACAGGTTTAGCTGCGTACACTCGAGACTTATCATTATATTTACGATGATAATGTCTAAGAGCGTTTATTAATTTTTGACAATTATCTACATCGATCTGACATCTTGGTAGCAGCATTTTAACTGCGTGGATGCCATCTTCGACTGAAAGCTTCTTAGCTATTTTAAATTTTAATCCTAGTTGGTAAGCAACTTCTCTTTTAGTTCTACCAGTAGCAAAATCAGTTTGCTCAAGATCGTGTGGTCCATAATGATTTAAATAGACATAATCTTTTTCCTTGAGTAGTTGAGCATAGTAAGGAAACGCTTTATTATGGTCCTCAGCAAAGTCAATAATGTTAAGACTATGTCCAATAACTTGGAAAAAAATAATAGCGGTACTATCATTATAACCAACATCCCAAGCGGTATGAACAGGATGAGACGGATCATAAGGTACTCTAGTAATCCTTCTTTCATTTTCTAATTTATTTAGTACATCCCCATAAATAGATCCTGTAATATTTCCTATAAAGCTGCATTCAAATTCTTGATTGTACTTAGCTTGACCCATTACTTGAAGCGCCGCATCTAGCTCTTC